CTCATAAAAATGGTTTTCCTGATATATTTAATGGTTGGGCTAGATATGGTGCATACAAACAATATGCAAATAATTCTGTAGATAATTTTATACAAGATTTTAAAGCTGAATATTGGTCAAAAAGAAATCAAGAAGGTTATAATTGGCAAGATCATTATAATGAATTAAGTGGAGTTTTTTTAGAAGGTAAACAAGGAGATGAATTTTTTGCTTCTGCTTACAATACAGGCACAGAAGAATTAAGAAGATGGTTAAATGTAAAAGAGTTTGAAAAACAACAAGAAGAATTACAATTTAAAGTTATTGGTAATACTTCTTTAGCTATACAAAACTTACCTACTAAAGTTGAAGAACAATTAGAAATAGCTTTTTATGAGGCTAACCCACCTATGACTTTAGGTAAGGATTACCAAGAAAGAAAAGCAAAATTCTTTCAAGAAAATATGTCTAAAACATTTAAGGATATGTTTTATAAATTAAAAGAAAATAAAAATACTGCTTTATCTAATGCTGATTTTGATGATGTAGTTATTAATGAAGCTGAACTACACGCAACATTAGATGGTAGATTTGCAAGAGAATATATAGAATTATTAACAACGAATAGACCTGATGGTACTCCTGCAATTATTAATAATCCTAAATATCAAGATAGAGTAGTTGCTCTTGTAGATAAATTAAGAGATGCAATTGAACTAAACAACAATACTGTAAATTGGTACAATGGTAATGTTGGTTCAATGTCTAAAACTGACAGAACAGAATTAGGTTCTGATATTTTTCAAAAAGAATATAATAGAAGAAAATCAGAAGGTCTATCTGATGCTGACGCATTTTTAGCTACTACTATGACTTTAATGTCAGGTATGAAAAGAAATGAGCCTGTCAAACAAATAGAAGATTTATTAAGTAAACCATTAACTAGAGAATATACTGAAGATAACAAACTAGCTTTAGAGGTGTATGCCGCTTTAGAAAAAAATGGTATCACGGGAATTTATTTTAAAGAAAACGATAAGAACAGATTTAAGTATTTTGTAGCTAACGTTAGAATACAAGCAGGAGAAGACCCACGAGATGTTATATTAAGTATGGGTACAATGGATACTACTACAAAAGAAATTAATGATTTAACATCAGAAGATAAGAAAACTATTCAAAGATTTGCTGTAAATATGGCTAACCCAAGAAATCAAGAGTTAGCATATATGGTTGCTAAATATTTTAAAAATATAGCAGGTGGTGTTGATACAGATTACCTTAAACTTACAGAAAAGTTTTTAGATAACCACTATACAAAAATTAATGATCGTTATGTAAGTAATTATAAGTTAAATCAGTTTGGTGTTCCTGCTGAAAATTATGATGCTTTTAAAGTAACAGCTATAGAATTATTAAAAGAAAAATTAAATGGTGAAAAGAATATTATTCAAGAAACAGATTTAGTTGGTTTCTTCTTTGATGAAACTAATATTGATGTTGACCAACCAGCACCTAATGTAAATGAAGGAATAGATTTAGATGATTATGAGCTTATTGTTAATACTGATGATGATGTCATATATTTTAAACAAGATGATGGCTCTCCTTTAGAAGTACCCTCTACTGTTGAATATAAAGATGGTCAAACAGTTTGGTTACAATTACCGATTTCTTTAGTTAAAGAAAGATATGAAGCAAAAGTAAAAGAGCAAGAAGAAAAACAAGCTAAAGAAGATAAAGAACGACTTGAAAGAAAAGCTAAAAACAAAGAAATTCGAAGAAAAGAATTTGAACGAACAAAGGATATGATACCATAATGAATATAAATTGGAATTTTATTTCAGAGTTAGAAGGTAAAGGCGTAAAGAAAGCTTATGTGCCTAGTGATAACTCTGGAGTTACAGTAGCAACTGGGTTTGACCTAAAAGAAAAAGATGTCAACCTAATGAATGAAATGGGTATATCAGAAGAAACAACTAATTTGTTGTCTCAATTTTTTGGTATGTCAGGTGCAGAAGCAAAAGAAGCATCTGCTAATTTTTCATTAACTGATGATCAAGTAGCAGAAATAGATAAAGCAAGTCATAATTGGTATGCTAACCAAGTTAAGAAAACTTATGAAAGTAAAGATCATAAAGTTGCTTGGGACGATTTAAGTGAAGCTATGCAGACAGTAATTGCATCAGTAGGATTTCAACACGGAACATCATTTACAAGAAAAGATGGTTCTGAAATGAATTATATAAAACAAGCTAGAGATAATGACGTAGATGGTATGATTGCTAATCTTCGTAACTTTGGTGATAACTTTAATACTAGAAGAAACAAAGAAGCAGATTTGTTAGAGGACGAAAAAAAAACTCTAGCGAAACAATTTAAACCTGTAGATATAACTAAACAAAAAGATTTATTTAGTGAATTACCAGATGTTAGTAGAGGTTTGTTTTTAGATAAAGCATATAACTATAGTGAATACCAAAAGTTTCTTGAAGAACAAAGTACATTTACAGAAGCAGTAAAAGCATCAATTAGAGAGAATACAATCTTTGCTAATGCTTCAGATATATTTTTTAATAAAACTTTTGTCCAACAAGATGGCTTTAGTTTTGATAATAATAAACAAGATTTCTTTGACACAATTAAAAAATATAATTTAAAAGGTGAGTATGTAGATGATCTTGCAGATGCTCTTAATCCTGCACATTTAGATTATTTAGGACAAAAGGCTCAACGACATCAACAAAATGCTGAACTATTAGCTTCTCTTGGTTGGAAAGGTATTGCATTACAATTTGGTACATTTCTTTTAGACCCTGTAAATTTAACAGGATATGGAGCTCTGTCTAAAGTAATGAAAGGTACTCAATTTTTAACTGGTTTAAGTAGAAGACAACACTTTGTTAGAGCAGGATTAGCTTATGGTACAATGGAAGGAGCTCTCTATAGTCCTGTTGTAGCAAATAACCCTACTATGGGTCTAAATGACATAATAATTACATCAGCTTTAGGTGGTACTCTTGGAGGGGGTATCTCTGCATTATTGTCTAAATCTATCAAAAATGTAGGAGTTGCCACTCAACGAGCAGACTTGTTAGAGAACAATTTAACGCCTACTAAACAAGCTGAACAAACAAAATTTAAGAATGTAAAACATACTGTTGAAAATAAAAAACTTCAGAAAGATTTATTTGATACAGATATGGTTGAAAGTATAGAGCCAACGTTTCCTGTTTTAAGAAACTTACCATTTTTAGGATTTAGTATGACTAGATCAGGAAGTTTAGGATCAAGTATGTCAAAAGTAGCTAAAAAGTTTGCTTTTGATAATTTAGAAGACCCTATTGGTTGGTCAGTTAAAGAAAAAGGTTTAGTTAAAAAAGATTTTGTAGCACAAGAACCTACAACAGAAATTATTAGAGATACAATGGTTATGGAAGCTCATAACGTTGTTTATACTAAAGGTGGTCTTAATGATGCTATGAAAGGCTACTTAAAAGCAAGAGGATTTGGTGGCACATTAGTTAGTGATGTTAAAGGCTTCTTTCAATTTGGACATAAAAGAGACTTTATGTATAAAGTGAAAAGAGCTATGGTTGCATTAAGTAAACCTGCAAAATTAAGAAATGCAGGAGAATTAGAAATACTTAATGATCCAAACATTGTTAAAGGTGCTAATGCTTATGCAGATGGTTTTGAATTATTTGCTAAAAAATTAAGAGAAGCAGGTGTTGAAGGTGCTGAAGATTTAGCGGCAAACACAGGCAGATATTACGTACCAAGAAAAATTAGTTACGATAGTTATTACACTTTGCAACAACGAATTGGCGAAGATGGTATGGAAGATTTAATTACAGGTGCTATCGCTAGAAAACAACCACTTTTGGATAGATTAGAAAATCCTATTGCAAAAGGTGGAGAAGTAAAAATTAAAACTGATAAAGGTAAAACTGCAAAAATATCTATAACTAAAGCAAGACTTTTAGCTAGAGTTATAATGAAGTTTGCAAAATATAATAGCAGACAAGGTGGTTTTGATATTGAACAACTTGTAAAAATTAGAGACCCTCAAAAATTAAAAGAGTATATTGATGATGTCTTTTCTAATTTAGATAAGGATATTAGAAATGAATTATTTACAGGTTTATCAAAAGATCAAATTAATATTATTACATCTGGTAGATTTGAAGCAAGAATAAGACTTGATGAAAACTACGAACACGTTTTAACAACAGGAAAAGCAAAAGGTCAAACTGTTAGATTAGATGAAATTTATGAAAACGATATTGATATGTTGTGGCATTCGTACACAAATGAGATGTCAGGTTGGTATGGATTAGCTAGTAAACTAGGTGTTAAAAGCAGAAGTGAATGGTTAAAATATAGCAATCAAGTTAAAGATGATATTACAGATAGTTATAAAAATAATCCATCAGGTAAAATTAGAAAACTTGTAAATAGAGGTCAACCTGTTGATGAAGTGGCTATTACTGAAGAACATAAAACTATAGATAGTTTCTTTAATAATCTTATGGGACGTTCAACAGAAGGGGGCGATCCATCACAAGGTTATCAGGCGTGGTTAAGAGATTTAAGACGATTTAATTTTATTAGAGTTTTAAACCAAGTAGGAATAGCACAGCTTCCTGAATTTGGAGTTGTAACTTCACAAATTGGTTTAAGAACTTTAGCTAATCAAATACCTGCAATTAGAAAATTGTTTGATGATGCACAAGCAGGAAAATTACCTGATACATTTAGAAAAGATATGGCTATAATGGGTGCATCAAATGGTGATGACCACATTTATAGATTACATCAATCATTAGATGTTTTAGATAGAGGTTCTGCAAAAACAGATTTTCAAAAAGGTGCATTACTTTCAAAAGCAGGAGCTAATGCGGCAGAAAAAGTTACAGGCTATACTTCAGGTTTATTACATATAGATGCACTTCAAAGAAAATTAGCTATGCGTGGTTGGGTTCACAATCTTGCAGAAGATTTAATTGAAGGTACTAAAAAAGGAAATTTAATTGAAAGTTTATCTAAAGGTAAATTAAATAGATACAGAGTATTAGGATTAACTGATAAAGATTTAATAGCTTTAGCAAAAGAATTTAATAGTCCTCGTGTTACTACAGTTAAAAACGCATTAGGATATAGAGTATTAAGTTTTGATATGGTTGCTATGAAAGATCAAGATTTAGTAAGAAGATTTGCTGTAGCAGTTAATAGGTTTACTAGACGTTCTGTTCAGTACAATCATATTGGAGATACAAGTAGATTTTTTACAGACAATTCATTTGGAAAAACTATGTCTCAATTTAGACAATTCATAATGAATGCTTGGAACAAACAATTTTTGCACAACGTTGCTATGGCTGATGCACAAACATTTTCTATGTTTATGTATACAACTTTAATTGGTGGTCTAGCATATACAGCACAAGCTCATTTTAATTCTGTAGGTATGTCTTCATCTGAAAAGAAAAAATACTTAAAGAAAAAACTTGGAGATAGAGGTGACTATAGTAAAATTGCTATAGCCGCTTTCCAAAGAGCTGGTTGGTCTTCTGTAATGCCACCATTTATGGATATGATTATGGGACAGATAGCACCAGAGCATAGATTTAATACTAGATCATCTGGTCAAGAAATGAATTTAATTACAGGAAACCCAACTTATGATTTAATTTTTGGTAAGTTCTTTCCAATATTAGGGTCAGGTTTAAAAGCAACTAGATCAGATTATGATTTTAGTAAATCAGATTTAAATAGAATAATGAGAATACTTCCATATCAAAACTTATATGGAATAAATCAATTACTTAACTTTTTAAGAGACAATTCTGGATTACCAGATAAAGGAGCGAGGAGTTTATATTAATATATGGCATTTGCAATAGATACATACACGGGTAATAATAGCACAACAAGTTTTAGTGTAACTTTTCCCTACATTGAACAATCACACGT